ATGCCTATGCTGATTATACAGGAGATTGGAGCAGTTGGATGTTCCAAGATGGTTCTACAGCTCCAGAAACAGCGGGTAATTGGGGAACAGAGATAGCGGTTAACACTTCTTATTCATTAAGCGATGGGATGAGCATTAAGTTTACTCGACCTGATAAGAATGATTATACTGTAGGTGACCATTGGATTTTTAAGTGTTTTTCAGATTTAAAATTATCAAATGATGTTAATCTTAATTATGATTATCTTGAATCAATAGACATAGGTGAAGATAGAAACTTATTAGCAATAAGTAAAGAAACTGGAGATGTTGCAATTATTGAGGGTATAGATACTGATAACCCTATTTTAAGTAATACTACCACTAATATAGGGTCAGTTAATCCCGGTTTTACCCTTGATTTTGAGAAAAAGAATAAAGAAGTATATATCGCTAAGGGTAAGGATAAGCCACCAATATGGCTTGGGTACAATAAAAATTTAGGTATGTATGGTATGGGTGAAAATTCTGTTATAAAGGCAGAAGCGGCAATGCCTGTAGTAGTCTCATCTACAGCAGGTCCAAATAGAATGACTTTTGATAGGTCTGTTGCTTTTAGGGCAGGAGCAACTAACTCTAAAGATGCTAAAATAATAGTGGGCATTAAGGACGAAGACCACGAGAATGCCGCTTTTAATAACAATGAAGGCAAGTTTTATATTTATAATATTGATGATGAACATATAACTACTGTTCAGGTTCCTACTCCTATTAGGGCAATAAGAAAATATTATGGAAGAAACAGAGGCTCTGGTACAAGTGCTTACTGTGATGGATTTGTAATAATGAGAGACCACGCTTCATCGAAAACGGGTTTACATTATGGTGATTTAGAGAAATGTATTGCCGTATTAGATTTTTACGATTTAAACTCAGATACAGCTTCAGGTATTATACCGGGAACACAATATAATAAAATCCATAGTATCTATCTTGATTCTCCTAATTTTGATGGTGCTAACAATACAGGGAAAGTAAGATATTTTCACGATTTTTTAGTTGTTGGTAAATATGGTGGTGGCTTAAGTACCGCTATTGATGATAAGATGAATGTAAAATTTGTCTTATCTGCGGAAAAAGGTTCTTTTGAAGATTGGAATGACCAGTATGCACATCAATATTCTTGGTTATGGACAGTAGGTGGTATTGAAGCAGAATATGAAGAAGCTAGTGGTAACTCTGCGAATCTTGCCCTTGGTGGCTGGGATGTTTTATGCGAGGGGGCACATTTGGATGTGATAGATTTACCTGATTGGTCTGGTGGTACTGGGGATGGTGTGAAAATAGATGGGTATCAACACTCAGCTTTTGATGACATAACTCCACTTACTAATGAAACTTGCTTAGAGGATGAATTTTTTCAAAATCCACACGGATATACTGAATCAACAACTAATCTCTTTCCGATTGATGGAGACCTTACTAAGGTTAAAAGAGAAAGGGGTTGGTATTGGGTTGTGCCAACTGGTGTCCAAAAAGATAATACCTTAATAGGGTTTGGTCCTCAAATATATAATCCTCAATCTAAAAATGGAACATCTGATACTACTGTAGGTCGAACTCCTGCGTGGTATGTTGTTAAAGCTCAGGATGCTCAACTGGAGGGGGTAAAGGGTAAACACGGAATTATAAATGTACCCGGCAGACATTCTTTATTTAATGCAGGAATGGACGATACAGGTGTAAACCCTACAATAGGTTGGACCTGTGAGTATAGACCAACAATAAGTTATAACAGTGGAAATACTTCTAATAGAATTGGTGCCCAATGGTATGACTCTTCAGACGTTGCTGACCAAATCGCACACAAAGGAAGGCTCTCGGTCCCCGGTTCTATGAGTCAAGACGAAGCAAGGTTCTGGGAAATAACTCAAGGGGGAGAACAAGGAATGACCGGACCCTATTTCTTGGACGGTGATGACGCTTGTACTGGAAGTTTTAATGCAAGTTCATATGAACCAGCATCTGGTTATAATGTGGATAATATAAATAAACAAACCCTTACTTCTTTAAGGTGGGTTACTCATATGATACAACCCTTTAATATTTCTGGGCAGGGTTTTCATAAGATGTTATCGCACACTCAAGATTGGACTGGTAATCCTGACTATGATTCACTTGAGAAATGGCAAAATGCGACAGATATAACTGGCTCTTTCACAGAATTACTAAATAACCCTACCGATGGTCAAGGAGTTTTTAGGCACAAAGCAATCCCTTCAGTTAAACCGCTATTCGGTGACGATGGGACTGTAACTGTAACAACTTTATCTACATCATCTCACGCAAGAAAGAGAATGATGTTTAGCTATGTAAGACCGGGGAATAGAAAATATCTATCATTTAGAATGGGATTAGAACCTGCCGCTCCTATGACTTATTTAGTGACAAAAGGTACTTATCCTATGGTAGACTTATTTCCAAATGATTGGAATACAGGGACTCAGAATGCTTATACTAATTGGATGGAAAACAGTAGTCTTATGCAAAGTAGTTTACATACTGAATTTTATCAATCAGGGACTTACTTTTATCAGCCAACATCAGGAACAAATGGCTCTGCAAATGCTAGGAAAAGACACTATTTACAGGATTACTCAGAGGCAAATCAGCCTGATGACGATAAAAATAGTTACAGAATGCCCGAAACAAACTGGAATATTCCTGAAGCTGATTGGAAACACGGGGGGAATAATATTGTTTGGTATCCTGAAAATGCTAAGCATCAAGATGTAGTATGGTCTGTCCAAACTGGTAACCACGTAAAAGAAGGAATCTTTTATTTAGATATAGGCGGTCCGGGAAGTGCTAATGCAACAAATACTTGGTTATCTGGAACTCCTGTTGATTATTTTGGAATAACTGCCCCAACACTTGATAGTTCTGGTAGTTGGCAAGGACCATCAGGGGCTGGTTGTAAAACTTTATTTTATAGAGCCACCTTAGTATTAGATGGTTATCAAGAAACAGTCTTTCTTAGTGATACAGCAAAATTGGACGGTCTGGAGGAAGCAACTCTTATCTATCCAGTAAACTTTAGTGTTTATCTTGAAGAAGCGGCATTAAATAAAAGGGTGACAGCAGTTGCTATATACAGAGCTTATCACTCTTCAGACAAGACTGACCCAGATAAACCAGATACACTTTATAGATTTTTGACGGAAGTGAAATTAAGAGATTTTAATTGGAGTGATACTAATAATAGGTGGGAGTATCCAATTAAAGACAATGGAGACGTAGAGGGAACCTATGAAGCAATAAATGGAATACATCAAGAGATGTATAATCTTCATATTAATTATGGAGTAAATGCCACAGTAAATGCTTATATGTTTGTAGGTAATTGTGAACACACTGAAATAGAAGATGCTGATAATTATATATTCAGGTCTCAACCGGGTAAATACTCTATCTTTGATTGGTCATCTCAATTCTTACAAATGCCTTTTGTCCCAATAGCTATGAAGGGATTTCAGGGCAAATTATATGTTTTTAGCGAAAATCAAACTTCTGTTATTAATCCTGAAGGATTTTATATAGAAGATACTATAGAAGGTATTGGTTGTATAGGACCTAAAGCTATGATGGTTACAGACGCTGGTTTTATTTTTGCTGATTATAGAAATATTTATGTATGCACTCCTCAGATACAAGCCGTAGGAGACAAAATATTAACAGTAGATACCTTTGGATGGTCTAATTTAAGCACAGAAGTAAAGTCTAAATGTAGATTGGGATATGATGCTAAAAGAAAAGCTTTCTTAATATTCTTCAGTACTAGTGATAGTATTCATAGAGTATGGGCTTATTCTTATAGAAGTGGTAGATGGGACCTATGGGAAACAGATAAGGAGGTAAGAGACACCTTATTAACTAAAGATGGTGCTACTATCTGCCTGTATAGTGATAATAGAATTGGTAAACTTTTACAGGATGAAAACAATCGTTATGATTGGGAGTGGAAATCCAAGAAGATTAATATGGGGACCACAATGATTGATAAAAAGATAAGAAATATTAAGATTGAAGCTAATAACAGAGCTAATACTGACGTTAGATATGACGTAGGTGGTGGTTTTACACAAGGAATTGATGTTAGTACTAGTTTTTCAGGGAGTAATAATACTGCAATAAAACTTCAAAATGCAGACAAGGGTAAGACTCACTGGGTAAAAGCAAGAGTGACTGGTGATAACGGTTCAGGTACAGATTATAAAGTACACGCATTATCTGTTATTTATAAACCAAAGAGGGCAAAATGAGTAAGTTAAGGAAGGTTATTAAAAAATATAAAAGCTTAGGTACAAGTACTAATACCTTTGGCGGTAATGATTTAGGAACCTTTATGAAAGAAATTTCAGCAGAATTTGATAAGTTAAATGATAAGATAGGTCAGGATGAAGAACCGACTAGAACATCAGGTGCTGTAGGCTCGATAAGGGTGATATTTGATAAAGATACCCCCTTTATAGAGGTAAAAAGTGAAAAAGGTTGGGTGAGAAGCGATAGTTCAAGTGCTAGTGGCTTCTCATTTAAGAAATAAGTATATTAAATAGAGACATAGGGTATTATTATGAGTTGGATAAGTGATTGGGTTGATGCGAGGTCCGGTGAAGGACAAAAGGTCGATATCGCAAAACAACAAGCAGATTATGAGGCGGCGTTAAAACCGGCTAGGGACATTTATGACCAAATAGGGACACACGCCCAAGACCAGTTAGACCCTGAGTCTCAGGCGAATCTGGATATGAAGTCAAGGTTACTGACTGATTCTTCTGACCAGATGGCTGAAGCTACTAGATTAAATGAGAGGATGTTACTAAACGCTGGTGGCGGTGGTAATCCAAATGTAGCGTCTGTAAACAATATGAAAACAAGTGTTGATTCTGTTGATGCAACTAATAGGACTTATCAAGATATATTAAAGAGTAATCAAGACAGTGCTATTCAAACTCTAAGTGGAGTTGGAAGTACCTACGCAGATATGGATATGGGAGCATTTAATTTAGAGCAATCAGCTATAGATAGAAATGCGGCTATAGATAAAAACAAAGCCGCTTGGATGGCAAATGCGGCAGGAGGTCTACTTAAAGTAGGTGGTGGAATAGCAATGGGCAATCCGGGATTAGCTCTTAGTGGGGCTGGTTCATTATTAGCACAAGAAGGTGGTTATATAGGATATAATCAAGGGGGGATGGTTGAAGACCCTGAGAATCCTACACCAGTTGGTAATGGAATGTCTGATGAAGCAACGATGCTTTCTATGGCTATGGAAAGGAATGGTTATCAAACAGGAGGTAAGTATAGTTCAGGACCCGGAGATACGGTCCCAGCTATGCTTGAAGAAGGAGAATATGTATTAAACAGAAATGCTGTTGATGCGGTTGGCAAAGAAAACCTTGATGATTTAAATAATCAAGTGGAGCCAAGATTTAATGATACAATAAAGATGAGGATGGGAGGGTACAAAATTGGCTGATTCACCGTTTCAAACCTATATGAAAAAAATGAAAAGGATTAATGCCTTACCTGCTAATATACAGCAAGGTATTGGTCAAGAAGGTAAAAGTGTTTTTAACAGAAATACTGAGCGTCAAAATGCTGAGAGTGAATATCTTTCAAGTATGCCAGTTCATCAAACACCTACTGGTGATGGACCATTTAAACCGGGTGCATTAACACAGATGCGAATTAATAAAGAGTCTGGTCAGAGAAAAAACCAAGAAGTTATGGACAATCTAGTTATGGAAGAAGTTCAAATGATTGGTAATATAGAGAATATATTAAGTGGTTATAGGGGTTCACAGAACTATGATGTTGCTAAAACCCAGTTAAGA